CTAGTTTCTGCTCATGAAAGTGAAGCAGTAGACTATATTTTCAAGATATACAAGAACATACATGAAAACTTCGTATCATCCAACTTTGGATTTGTAGCTCCAGAATTGAAGAAAAACAATGCCAAAGTATTAGAGTTTGAGAAACAAAAATCTTCAATATACGTAAAGATTGCAAGCAGTAAAGGTATTGGTCGTTCTTTCTCGCCTCGATTTGTGCATTGCTCAGAGGTTGCTTTCTTTGGGAATCCTGAAGAGGTGTTTAAGGCCCTTAATAATAGCGTTCCTAAAAGCAATAATACTATTGTAATATTAGAAAGCACAGCGAATGGTGTTGGCAATTACTTTCACAAGACCTGGCGAAAGTCAAAATCAATAACGGATTGGAATGGTAGCGGTTATATTGGGATATTCTTTGCATGGTTCGACGATCCAACAAGCAGATTGCCTTTAGAAGTTGATGAAGAGCTTGTATATCCAGAACGTTATGCACAAGATCTAATGTCAATGAAGAAGAGATTTAAAATTGATAATGAACAAATGAAATGGTATTTAGACACACTAGAACAAGAATGCGATGGCGATATAAATACAATGAAACAAGAGAATCCAAGCAATGCAGAGGAGGCGTTTATTGCTAGCGGCTCGCCAGTTTTCAATACTGATATTCTTTATGACTGGATCGAATACGAAACAAAACTACACGAACAATTCTTCTATAAGAGATATAACATTGTAGAAGAGTATGGCGATTATAAGCTAAGATTAGGCGAAGAAGTTGGCAGGTTTGGGGATGTTGAAGTATATCAAATGCCAGACAAGAAATGGCAATATTTAATGACAGTTGATAATGCAGAGGGTGTTGAGGGCGGAGATTATAACGTCGCTAATGTTTGGAATATAGTGTCAGGCGAACAATGTTGCAATTATAGGTTTGGGGATGGAGACACTTTAGACTTTGCTAAGATGTGTGTAAAGATATGCAGAGTTTATAATAATGCTTTGATAGGTAATGAACGTAATAATCACGGACACGCTTTTATTACGAACGTTAAGAATATATGCAAGTATAGCAGATTATATAAACATGCCGAAGATGATAGAGATGGATTTCCAACTAATGTATCAACAAGAATTGAGGCTATAAGCCATGCAAAGAGGTATTTCAATGATGGGTATTTCAAGATACATAGCCTAGATACTCTAAAAGAACTAGCAACGTTTGTTAAGTATAGAGGCAAGATGCAAGCTTCGTCAGGAAACAATGATGATGAGGTTGCAACAATATGGATTGCGGCGTATGTGTTAGAATATGGATTGTTAAGCAATATGCAATTCGCAAGTAATAATGCAGAAATATCGGGAATGGTAACAAGCAATTACTTCGACAAGATGTCAAGAGCAAATACAAAGCCGAAAGGTAGAAGAAGAGTAACGGGATATTAATAATTGATAAAAAGGAGGACACATGTCAGAAATAAGCAAAGAAGAGTTAAACAAAGGGTTTATTGAGATTAAAAACAATAGGCTAGTTGTAGAAATTGATTTATTACACAATAACAACGTAATGATTATGGCGTATTTAGAAGCGGCGAAAGGCGAGTACATTAAACACGTAACAAAAGCAATGAACGATAAACGGGTAAGTGATATAATTAAAGCGTCAATACAAAAGACTAATATTAAGAAATAGGAGGCTATAATGAAAAAAGGAACACCTAAACGTGATGGATCAGGTCAAGGAACAAGAAAAAACAAAGGTAGAGGTGGTTGCAAAACTACTAAAGCTACAGGACAGGGTAGAAATAAAAGGAGGTAGTTATGGCAAGAGGAATAAAGAAAAAAGTAGAAGTAAAGAAAGAAGATAATAAATTCGAAGAAGAAGAAAATCTTATAGAGGAAGCACCCATGATTGCTAAAGAAACTAGTCATGAATGTTGCAAAGAAGAGAAACGAAAGCCAATTAGTATGTTCATGGAGTTTGAGGTGTATGTTGGGATCATCACTAAAAACCCTGTAAAGTCAAAGCTTATACTTAATATTTCAAACATAAGCACTATAAAGAAATTAGAGAGTCCAAGAAAGATGCCGTATATATTCGTTAAGTGTGGAGATCAAGAGATTCCAATGCCATTATCATCTTTGGATACGTTACTTGATATTAAAATATAAGGAAGTTTCATGGAACATTTAATACATTGCGGTATATGTGGACATTTATATTGCAAGCATGACAACATAAAAGATTATATTATAAGCTGGAGTTGCTCTAGATGTGGAAGCGCTAATGCTTATACTGACAATACAGAATTAAAACCAGTTGAGCGAGAGAATATTATTTGTGCTACATGCAAAAAGCATTTAGGTAAGATTAAGCTTTCGAAAGGGAATCTATCTATTAAATGCCAATATTGTGGTGCAATAATAAAATTTCCTTGACATGATTAGTTTAATTTACTAGGTTAATAATAAGAAAAAGTTATTTTAAATGGTTTACGAGCCGAGTTACTTAAGAGATTGAGTGATTCGGCTTTTTTTTATTCCAGGAGGGAAAAATGCCAATATTAAAGAAAAGAAAGAAAAAATTAGATCCTAAATCAGTTATTAGGGCAGGCGAGTATGTCAAAGCAAAGAAAACTTTAACTAGTAAAGAAGTTGCTAAAAAGGTTATGAAAGCAGAGAAAGCATTTATTAAGAAAAGGAATAAGATTAGAAAGAAATACTAGGGGAAACTATGTATAAAAGCGAAAAACTAACAGAAAAAGTAGTTGTAGTTGATAGTACAAAACTAAACGAGCCTATTTTATTATCAAAAGAACAAAAGAATAGTCTAATATCAGATTTAAGGGATGATATAAACGATTGTATAATTGATAAAGAAGACGTTATGGCTGAAATTATGGAGATACGAGAGCAATTACATATAGAGCCAGACTATGAAAACGAGGTTGCACCTTTTGAGGGTGCGTCTAATTACAGAGACCCTTTATCATCGGCACATGAGAAAATAATTGCTTCCATGTTAGCACGAACATTAATAGCAAACCCTATTTGGTTAATAGATTTGTCTTTTCAGCCTGAATATGAGAAATGGCTAAATGAAGCGTTAGCGAGTTATAGCTGGAATACCCTAAATGTTGAGCCTATACTAAGACGAACAGTACAATTAGCAGTTAAAGAGATAGCCTCTTTTGTTGAAATATACGATTATAACGACGAATACTATGAGATTGTAACAGAAACATACTTGCCTGGCGAAATTATAGATTTCATTGCTAAATATCCAAGCCATAAAGACTTAGGTTTAAAATCTAGAAAAGAATATAACGATTTAACGGATACTATGGCGAAAGATATTGATATGAATGGTGAAGCTAGGGTTCAAATGTATAAAAAGCGTATTGATTCTAAGATTGGTATGGAGATTAGGAGTATTGATGAAATATTTATTTTACCATGGAATAGTTGTGATATACAGAATGCAAAAGGTGTATTCTCAAGGGTCGAAAAGACGAATAACGATTTAAAAGAAGCGGCTAGAATAGGATATTATGATTCTGACGCAGTAGATGAGGTATTGAATTTTAAACCTAACAAAGACTACGAGCAAAGTTCTTATGATTCAACAATGGATGCTAGATTTAATGTTGATGATACGCCAGAAAATGAATATTTTAGAAACATATATCAAGGCATATATAGATTTGTTTTAGATGAAGAAGTAGGAGAAGAAGAATTTTATATACATTACGCACTAGAAGAATCGCAGATATTAAGGATCGAACGTTACCAAAGGATAATGAATTTTAGAAATATAGTTCCTTTCTGCGTATTACCTGAACATAACAAGATTATAGGTAACTCTTTAATAAAAGAATTAAGTCATACACAAGATTTGGTTGATAGTCTTTGGAATCAGATAATAGACAATAACCATTTCTCTAATGTACCTTTCTTTAAAACAAGCATAGATGAAGCAAGCGAACCTTTAAGCTCTTTATATTCTAAAAGAATGGTAGACAGAGTGGAAATATCCCCTGGCAAAGTTATTATGTTAAAAAATCCAGATGGATTTAATCAAGTTCAGACTTCAACACTAAACATGCAGGCAATGTCTAATTTTATAAACATGGCACAACGTTCGGCAGAAAGTTTAGATGGTGCTACTCAATTATTATCAGGTCGTGAAAATTCAGCAGATCCATCAGCGCCAGCGCGTAAAACAGAATTACAGTTAGGTCAATCAACATTAAGAATAGACGACTATGTCAGAGATTTAAGACCATCTTTAAATACTTTAGGGTTGATACTATTGTTTAAATGTATAAATATACAGCCTAAGGAATGGAAAAACTATCAAAAGCAGTTTATGAAAGCGAACAAAGATAATCCTACTGATAGCGTAGCATTACACCCTCAAGACTTGAATTTTGATGCTGTGGTATTAGATATAATGGGACAGTCGCTAATGAAGAATAAAGACAGCATAGCAAACGATTTAATGATGGTTATGTCAACTTTATTACAAGTTCCACAGTTAGGACAGAATCCAAAAACATTGTCTATACTATTATCTAAATTCTTAAGCAATAAGGGATATAATAGCAACGAAATAAAAGAATTATTAGAGCCTTTATTAGTACAGGTTGCACAAGTGTCTGCTCAAATGGATATGGTAAGAGAGGGTATAGACCCTAACAGCCCAGACGGAATGCCACCAGTACCGCCAGAGCTTCCAGGCGAAGTATTAGAAGAGGCTGGCAAGATGGGATTAGAAGTAAGTAAACCAGAGGGGGTTTAATTTTGAGTAAAGACAAAAGCAAAGGTTTAGAAAGTGATATATTTAATATAGAGGGCGAAAACTCTAGATTATCAGATATTGCAGAATTATTAAACTCTACTTATTGGGTAGCGTATTCGCAGTTATTAGAAGAAAACATGTCTAAAATATCAGACAATATATTAAACATAAACAGCAATGGGTTTTTGGAAAACAAGAAAACTCAAGAATCGGTATATAAGAATATAGTTAAATTTGAGATTATTAAAGAGTTATTGTCATTGCCAGAACGTGCAAAGACTAGAATCTCCCAAAATAATGTTGAAATAGGAAAGCTTAAGAGCTTCCTAAATAAAATAAAAATAAAGAGATAGTTGTAATACTCGTCTTCGTTTATGACGTTAAATAAATGTAAGTATTATGATTAGGAGGAAAAAATGTTAGAACAAGAAAATTTTGAGGTAAAAGAAGAGGGCGTAACTGTTACATCTCCGCCAGATGTTAATAATCAAAATGACGACCAGAATTTGCAGTTTAATAAAAGTAAAGAACTTGATAGGAAACTAGAAGAAGTCAACAGAATGTTGGCGGAAGCTAAAGCCGTTAAATCTCAAGAAAAACAGGTCGAAAAACTTAGTGAACAAGAATTTTTATTGAAAGAAGCGAAAGCCGCAGGGTTTGTTGATGTTGATGGCGAAGTACAGGTAGAAGAATTTGGAAAAATAATGAGAGTTTTAGAACGTTACAATCTAAATTATGTACAGCCTAAATTCGAAGGTCTTATGAGACAAGAAACAGTTAGAGGATTTAATGATTATGAAGAATATAAGCAAGATATTGATGGTATTCTTAATAATGAATTATCTAGTGTCCCAATGCCAGCTGAACAGAAAGTAAAAATAGCTTATGAGATGGCAAAGGGTAGACGTCCTATTGTTAATAATGCAGTTACACAGCCGCAAAACAATAATAGACCATCTAACATGAATAGATCATCAATAAATACTAGTAGTTCTAGCAAAAGCAAGATTCCAGCCGCAGATATGGCGGAAATGGAAAGACAAGCTTCAGCGCTTGGCTTGAAAAAAGAAAAACTAATAGAGCAGTATAAAATATGTAATGGGATGGCGTAAATGAGCGAGATTAGACCAACACGTCCAGTACGGATTATAACAGATGATGGTCGATTTTATACTTGCAGAAAATGTGGGTTTGTTTGTGATAAACATAAAGTATTACAAGCAAAACGTTATGAAAATGTAGGCGAAACTATCAGCAATGTTGATGGCGACCCTATAGTAAAAAGAGGATGCCCTTTTTGTGGCAGTCCTATGTCAAGAAGAGGATAATTTAAGGAGGATAAAATGATTAAAGTTAGAAACTTAAACGATATACAACTGTCTGTTCCAATTTATACGGCGGCAGATATACAAAACAATGCATTAGTTATGCCAGGCGTAACAGCAGAGACTGATTTGGGAACACTCATATTATCAGATACAACATCATTAAATGCTTTAGGTATGATGACAGGTTTATTTGATTATAGCGAAAAAGGAACGTCAGTAGTTGCAGGCACAACATGGGTAAAAGCGGACATTAAACCTTGCTTTTCAGCAGATGTTATTGAAGCTTTTTATGATCAAGACGATACTATGGTTTTGGCAGGTGCTGAGTCAAGTCAAGATATTACTATTACTTCTTTAGAAGATAATATTGATACTTCATATTTGTATTGCACAACTGGTACAGGCAAAGGACAGTTGAGATTTGTTGATACTTCTGCGAGTGGCACATGCCATATTTCAGAAGCAGGCGATCCTGAATGGGACACAAGTGATACTTGTATTAAAATATTAAGATTGTTTCATGGATTAGCAAAACCTAATGCTACTATGACTAAACTTGGTACAGATACAGCGGCAGGAGCTATGAAAATATTTGTAATTGATAACTTCATAGTAAGAAGCGGAGTAGCACAATCTTTAGACCCAACAAAACATGAAGCTTTAAGCGGACTTGATGCAGCAGCATTAAACACACAGTTTAAGTGTCATTTCTTCAAAAGAAGTGTTCCAGCTTTTGCAATAGACTAATTATATTAAATTTACTTAGGAGGTATTTATAATGGCAATAATGGGAATAAGTCAATTCACGAACTTACAAGAGCCAATACTAAAAACTTTGTATTGGGATCAATATGAGAAAGAAAGAATGGTGTCGGATCAGTTGTTTACTGATACACCAAGCACAAAACTAACTGAAACTATGCTAACTTTAACAGACGTTGGTCAATTATCGCCTTTCACAGGTAGTTCTATTGATTATGTAGAAACAGAAGAAGCATACAAAAGTGAAGTAGTAATGAAACAATACGCAAGAGGTTTGAAATTTACAAGAAGATTCATTGATACAAACCAGTATCCTGAATATTTCACAAGCTCAACACGTATGTTGGCAAGAGCCGCTTCAAGAACAAGAGAACAAGTACGTATGGATGTTTTCAATAATGCATTCAATACTGCTGGCGATTTTGTTATGGGCGACACTAAAGCTTTATGTGCAAGTGATCATCCAGTACCAAGTGGAGACTTCACATCAGATAATGTTGGTTCAACAGCATTGAGTGGTGTTGAGTTATCTGTTCAGATAGCACTAATGAGAATGTTTAAGGATTTCACAGGCGAGCCAATAGACGCCAATCCTGATATATTGTTAGTACATCCTGATAATCAAGATTTAGCAGAAAGAATTACAATGTCAGATAAACTTGCGTTGTCTGCTAATAATGATATTAATCCATCAAATATTAAAAGATTAAGAGTATTATCTTCAGTTAGATTGACTGACAGTAATAACTATTTCTTGATTGATTCAGATTTGATGAGAATGGCATTGAAATGTTTCGTTGTTGTTCCACCAGAATTTGGTAGAGACAAAGACACAGATTCTTTTGCACAAAAATTCTCAGCATATACTCATTTTGGAGTAGGATATAATCATTGGAATTGGATTTACGGTTCTGAAGTATCTTAACAACATAAGGGGAGTATTAAAAAATTACTCCCCTTAATTTTTTGGAGGAATTTATGAATGCGAATGTTAACTATTCTATTGATCCTTTGGATTTGAGAGTTAAAACTCTTAATGTTAACCAAAGATTAAGGTTGGAGAAAGAAATTAAAACTTTAGAACGAGAGATTGGGGGCGTAAGTATCCAAAATGCGGCTATTATAGACTGTCCTTTCCCAGAAGAGGTTAGAAGGTCTATAAACCAAAAGAAACGTTCTCTTGCTAGATTTAGCCCTCCGCCATTGACTTCAAGAGAGAAAGACGAGCTTTCTAGGCGTGCAAAGATACTTGAAGCAAAGATTAAAGAGCATATGTTAACACAATCAGAATTGGATTCTTACGAAATATCATCCAAAACAAAAGAGGAAGTTTCACGAGCGGTAAGCAAAGGAATATGGTATAGCAGGAATATAAAACCTTTAGAGTTTCAACTCAAAGAAATTTATAGACGGCTAGAGCCAGAGGATAGAGATATAACAAACTTAAATAGACTTAGAACATAGGAGGATGAAATGAAAAAGATATTATTATTAGTATTAGCATTAGTTATTGCTACTTTTGCTTATTGTGATATTACGCCAGATAGTGAAAGCATTTGGAGTGTTGGAACGGCAAGTAATGGAGCTCAATTAGATAGCGACGCTAATCTTGTAGTTACTGGCGACGTAACAGCTACTACTTTAATACGAACATACGATACTATAACATCAACTAATACAGTAGTTGTATATGGTGTTTCAGCTAGTACAGGCGTATTTAGTGGTCTTGTTACATCTTCAAGTATGACTGTAACTAATTTACTAACATGTGATACTGCTAAATTTGCAGTTGATTTAGACACAACTTCAACTCCAAGTGCAACAGGAATTATTGGAATAACACCTACTTTCGCAGTATATGTTTCTAGTAGTACTGGTGCAGGTGGTTGGGAATTAATTGGAAGCCAATCTTAACAATATTTATATAAGGGGTTAATCCCCCTTATATATTTTATAGGAGAAATTATGAATAACATAGCAAGCATTATATTAACAAATAGTAGTGGAAGCACTACAGATATTGCAGTTGCTAGCACAGCAGTTGTATATACAAAAGCACTACCTTTAAAATATATAGATTCTTTTGGATTGTTTATAAAAGCAACATCTGATGGAGTTGTAAATGCTAAAGTAGAACTTGAACAATCTTATAAAAAACCAGCCGCAGAGGGCGTTGCAGACGCTAACTGGGTAACTCCAGAGGGTGGGAATATAATCTTAACAACAACTGACGAGAATGCACACGTAGTAACAATAAGCGATATGAAAGTAATGCCATTTTTTAGATTAAAGATAACAGGATTAGGATCAAATGATGTTTCTATGACTATTTCTTTAATACTTGGTATTGCAGAAAATTTATAAAATTAGGAGTATCATCATGAAGAGTAAAATTTTAATATTATTAGGGATTATATTATTTACATCCCCATTATTTGCATTTAATCGTGGGAATAGTTTTGACGAGGGAGATTTGTATCTAAATAGCAATTCCATTAGAGGTAACTCTACTGATGGTATTAAATTTGATCCAGACAATGATGGTACTGATGAAATAACATTTAATGCTGATGGTTCTATAACA